AACAATTAGAGAAAAAGATGATAAGATAGCTGGATATGAAAAACATATTCGTCAACAGACTGATATAATAAAACGTAAGAATAAGAGAATTAAGGAATTGAGAACAGAAAATGACTGCTAAACAAAAAATGATAGCTATTGTTGGAGATGCGATTGTTAGGACACTTACACATTATGGCAATACAACACCTGATTTATCCGATAGTGCTACGCGTTTTAAAATAGCGCAAGAGATATTAGATAGAATTATGAGTGTATTAAATGATCCAAAATTTAAAAAATGACATATAAAGAATTTACAGATTATCGAGACGAGTTTGTTGCGGAAGCATTAGACATAAGTGATTCTAAATCTATTGAATACACCATATCTAATACTGACAAACATTACAACTTTAAGCATGTTGCTGATCGTTTAGGTGTTACGCCACAACAGGCCATGATGGCTTACGTATTAAAACACGTTGATGCTATCTGTAACGATGCCAAAACAAATAAGCAAGTAAGCGATGAAACTGTGCGTAGCAGATGCATAGATATAATGAACTATGAGATTCTATACGCATCATTACACCATGAACAGAAGACAACACATACCAAAGGTACAACCAATGATAGTAACACTAAACGAAGTGGAACAAACACTAGCGAAGACAGTGGGAACCAAGCGACATCGACAGAACCTCGCAAATGGAACCAACTCAAACGCAAAGGTAAACGCGGATAACGATATTAATGGTTTTGCTGGCGAATTAGCTCTCGCTCGCGTTATTAATGCTTTTCCCGATTTATCTATAGGCCCACATAGGCGCGGTTATGATTTAAAAATGCGTGGCCATAATAACAAAGATATACGTATCGATGTAAAAACAACTCGACATAAAGAAGGATATCTTATTGCTAAAAAATGGCGCAAGGTTGATGATTGCGATATGTATGTACTTGTTAGTGGTACAATGCCGCGATATGAGATTCAAGGGTGGGTATATAGCATTGAATTAATTAATCCTAGCAATTTATCAGACAATGGCTATGGCGAACATTACCATATGGAGCGCTCACAATTAAGAGTGTGGAAATATGGTCATATTAATAATGAGTTGATTGTTGCATAGTCAAAACATAGGAACAATTGGTGAATTAGCTGTGCGCCAGGAATTATTAAAACAAGGATATAAGGTGTATTTACCTGAAGTAGATATTGAGCATGTTGACTTATTGGTTGAGTTGCAAAATAATACTTATAAGCGCATTCAAGTTAAAACAATTACAAAACCAACATCTGACACTGCCATACAAATTCGCTGCGTTAAATATGTTAATAGTAAGCGTGTGGATATTGTAGCAGTGTACTATACACCACTAAATAAGTGCGCATTTGTGCCTTATAATAATGAAAAAATGATTAGCCTAGCACTTACTACGGCTAAAAACAATCAAACCTATAAACGTGTTTGGTTTTATCAATATGAACGATTTCCGGAGTTTAGCTAATGAGAATTGACCACTACGCTGGCAGCATAGCCTATGATAATGAAGATGGTGAGATGGTAGATACCGTACTTACTGCAATGGATTATAAAACATTGGTAGAAAAATTAACTGAGTTTAAAGCAAGACGCAAAAATAGTGAGGTCTTTTTTGCGTGCTTGAAAATGGGTAAAAAAGAAATTGACCTCACAGAGAGGGTAAAAAATGATGTTATTTGATTGGGTTATAGATCAGAAAGAAAAAAATGAGCGCAATAATGGCGGTATCATAAAAAATAAAGAGACGCGAGGCAGGCGCTTAATTGTTGATAAGATGATAAAAGTATGCCCTATTTGCGAAAGCACATGGGAAAAAGTACGGCCTGCTATGCATCATGGGCGTAGTGTTATGTATTATAGAAAAGGACAGTTGCCTACATATGGTAAAGAAAAAATAATATGCGAGAAATGCAAGTAAGATGCGCATGCTTGACCTATTTAGTGGGATTGGTGGATTTCACAAGGGATTCGAGCAAGCAGGGTATGAATTTGAATGGGTAGGTTTTTCAGATATCGACAAATACGCAAGCGCGGTCTATAAACACAGGTTTCCTAATGCAAAAGAACTCGGAGACATTACCGCTATTCAGCCAGGAAGAGATTTACCAAGTAACATTGACATCCTTTGTGGAGGATTTCCGTGTCAAACTTTCTCAATTGCCGGACGAAGAAAAGGCTTTGACGACACCCGAGGTACTCTCTTTTTTGATATCGCGCGGATTTTGCGATATTACAGAGAAAATGGAAAGCCAATCAGTTATTTTGTACTCGAAAATGTTAAAGGCCTGCTTAGTCACGACAATGGACGCACATTTGCTACAATCTATAGAGTTCTTGCCGACCTTGGTTATACCGTTGAATGCCAATTGCTTAATACTCGCTGGGTACTACCCCAAAATAGAGAGCGGATATATATTGTCGGACATCTTGGAAACAGAAGTAAATCAAAAGTATTTCCTATCGGAGAAAGCGATAGCTTACTACAAAAGAGCCGAGGACCGGGGCAGGCTTTGCGTCAATGTTCAAGCACAATTACCGCGAACCTAAAGAGAGGCGCACATTCAGGTGGTGAAACATTGATTCAAGTAGGAAATATAGATAAAAAAGGCCATAATTCTATTTGGGGCAGAGTGTATGACACAGAAGGTATTAGTGCTACACTAAACAGTCACGGCGGTGGTATGGGAGCTAAAACTGGATTATATCGTATTACAGAAGCAACAAAAAAAGGATATGCTGAAGCTGAAAAAGGTGATAGTATTAATTTATCTGTGCCAAATAGTAAAACGCGTAGAGGTCGGGTTGGTAAAGGTATAGCGCAGACATTAGACACTGGTATGCAACAATATACAATAGATAATACTTCAATAAGAAGATTAACGCCAAAAGAATGCGAGCGCTTGCAAGGTTTTCCTGATGACTGGACTGCAAATGCAGATGGTCAAAAGATATCAGATACACAACGATATAAAATGTGTGGCAACGCCGTGAGCGTGCCAGTAGTAGAGTTAATAGCAAATAAAATAAAGAGGTCAAAATGAGCAAATTTAAACTACATGGGTTAAGATATAATAATAATGAGGGTAAGCGCGTTCCTAGTGTTACCACTATTATTAGTCAACATCTTGGCTGGAATAAACAAACATTAATTGGATGGACAAAGCGTATGATGCTTGGTGGTCAAGATACAGATAAAGTATTAGATGAAGCATCGCAAATTGGCACATTATTGCATCTGCTTATTGAGGGGTTTTTTCGAGGGTTAACTATTGATACAAAAGACTATAGTTATAACCAGGAAAAAGCTGCGATGAAAGCATTTGCTGGTTTTTTAGAGTGGCATAAACGTGTTAATTTTAAAGAACTAGGAACAGAAA